GTACGACGACCGGGTTGTCATCATTGGACGAAAGCCACCAAGCAATCCGGTTCTGAATATTAAATTCCGGCACGTTCTTCTTGTGGTACTCGATGAACGGGTCGGTAATCCAAGCCTTGAACCGGTCTGCGTGCTCCTTGCGCGAATCGGAGAGCATGACCTCCGCTGCCGCTACGAATCGGGCGTCGGACCACTTACTGTTGAACTGCTCACGAAATATCGAATTCGAAACGGCGACGTAAGCGCCACGACAATAACCAATGGCTTCTCCGAGTTTGGACTTACCTACTCCCTGAGGTCCGCGCACAACTACGCAAATACCCGGGAGTACGTTCGGGTTCTGAACGATGTAGGCTGCCCAGTTCCACAACCAATCCTCGGCTTCTTTGTCCCTTCCAGCGATGGTGTGGAAGAGCTGGTCCAGCAGTGGTGTAGCTCCCCCTTCCGGGGTGGGCATCAGGTGCTGGGGCAGATTGAGGTAACTCTTCCCGTCAGCCCCCTGAACGATGCGTTGGTTGGTCGGGACGTGTCCGGAGAAGTCTTTCACAATGTGGCATCGCTTCTCCTTGATGAACGTACTAGCCTTCTTAAACGTATAACCCGCGCTCTGCAGCATCCCGACCGCGCCGTTCGCGTTGAAGAAGCTTTGCCACTCCGTTAACCCGGGGACCAGGACTCCTTCCTCGAACCACATGAACTTGTCATGCGCAGAGATGTAGACGAGACGTGGCTCTATGGTCCGGGATTTTGGCTGTCCCTCGCCCTCATCTTCATCGCTGTCATGTACTTCTTCGGCTGAGCTTTCTTCCAGGGAAGGCCAGCTGGGGGTGCCGTGCAGCAAGTACCCCCAGCGCCAGTGAGGCTCGCGCACCTTGGTCGCGGCCTGGTCGAGCTTGTGCTCTAGCTCTCCCTTTCCCCACTTGGGCTTGCAGCGCTTCTCATTCCACTCAGCCAGTGATGCTCGTGCGGCTCGCTCTGGAAGCAGAAAACCCCTGACGAGGGCAACCGCAACTCGGAAAGCAACCTCGTGACCGCCTCGACCTGAGACCGACTCAGGCATTGAGTCCAGATACTTCCGTGCGCGGTCCAGGAGATGGTCGAGGGCATATTCATTACCGTCCCAGGTGAGTGTATCACCTTTCCACACCTCACGGCGTGGGTCGGGGTCAGGGGGTAGAACCTTGAGCTTCGGTTCCTTCACGCTCGGCGGAGAGCGCAGCCAGTCAGGGAGCGGGGGAATCTCCACGTCGTCCAGCGTCCGGTCAGCTGCCCAGTCGTACTTTCGTCCCGACTCATGCAGGGAGCCAGGAGCCACCACCTGGCTTCCCGCTGCTTTCAGCTCGACGCCTGGGAGCTTCCAAGACAGCTGTTCAGGGTCGCCTCGCATGTAGAGATGACGCCCTCCACCTCCCGTAAGGACCTCCGGAGCTGCAGGCAATCGACCGTAGGACTGTTCAAGCTGAGCAAGACGCTCTGTACCACCCGCGCGAGGGTCAATATCGAGGACAACGCAGCCGGCGCCGCATCGCACGCCAACATTGTGGGGATAGAGTGGCCACTTCGAAACGTGGCTAGGGTCTGCCCAGCCTCGCTCGATGGGGGCTTTTCCGGGAGAGGCACAGGGGCGCTCCTTATTGTGGTGGGGACAGGTACAGCCGGGCTGGTCGCTGAGCGGCCGACAGAGCGGAATCAACCTGGTCTGCAGTGCAGCTAGTGTGGTGGTGTTGACAGACACCCCAGCAGTTGTGCTATTCGTCTGACCAACCCTGCTGTTGGGCCTGTGAGAGCTTGAAGGGTCCGCGTTTTCCGGGCGCGGGCCCTTCGTTTTTTGAGCCATCGGGGGCTGCCTCCTGTGGTTCACTGTGAGAGTTGAGCACCCTACTCTTGCAGTGTAACCCCTGTCAATCACTAAACTTTTCCAGTGGATGGACGACAACTCCCCGTGTGGGGTGAGCCACACGGGGAGTGAGGTATTGATTACTTCTCGGGGTAGCTCCGCTTGAGAGCGTTGAGCGCTTCACCGAGCGAAGCGTAGAGGTCTACCGCCTCTCTGAACGTGTAATACACGATGTTGCCGCCCTTCAAGCGAATGGCAATCGAGGGGGCGCACATCTTGGCGCTGTTCAGGGGCATGTCAGCCAGACGATTGGAATCCTCGCTCACGGCTCCCTCTTACCACGGTCTTCTAGGTGACGCTGGACCGTGGACCCTGAGAGATTCAGCCGCTTCCCGATGCGCCGCCAGGACCACCCTTTGGCGTGCAGCTTGGCCGCCTCTTCTCGCATGCTCTCGTTCCAGAATGCACGCCGCTTGCGGAGCCTCTCGCGACCGTTGGCGATTGTCCCGTCCTGGAATGCAACCTCCAGCATGGGCAACCGCTTGGCCGCAATCGCGACGAGTTCATCGTCCTCTGACTGAATCATGGCGATAAGCGCTTTGACGATTTTGAGGTTCATAGCTGTGCGAACTCCTTATAGGTCGTGCGACGGATATCGTCGCGGTACCCTCCATCATCCTGACCGATTAGGCCCCAAACGCTATCGACCTGGACCCACGGAGAATCGGTGCTCACTCGGTATTCTCCAATGAGCCCCCAGACTCCATCGCGCTCGATGTCACGCCAGAGTTGAATTCGAATGTTGTTGCGTTCCTCGAGCGAAACGTCCCACGTGTCGATGTACGAGTCATCGTACATTTCATTGTCTGGCTCCCATCTTAGCCGCATGAGACCCTGACGCTCGAAGAACTCCCATTGTGCGAGAGTCATGGCTCGCACGCTGCCTTGAACCGCTCCGAATCGAAGCGCGGGTTGTCCCCGAGGAAGAGTTCCAGAAACGCGCTCACGATGTACAGCCGATGCTTGGGGTGGGCACGCCGGGCGATGTCTGCCGCTTTCTCGTAATCTCGTTTGGTCATCATGGTTATGCCTCTTTCACGCATTCGCAGAATTGCGATTTCAGATTTGCACCGCACGACGGACACCACTCGAAACCGTATCGCTTGCACAGCAGACTGTAGATTTCCTTCCCATTCTCAGTGAGCGAATCGTAGCTCAGGCCCATTCCCGGGCGGAATTGAATACGTGCCAGCTGGATGCTCGTGGCTTCCATGCGTCGGCGATTGGAGGGACGCTCGTGCAGCCAACCGTCCTTGTTCCAATCCCATTCCAACACACAGTAAGCCTCGCAAATGTCGAACCGGTCGAAGTAGGCCAAAGGTTCAGCCCTCCTCAATCGAACGCCAGTGGAGCAGCGTGCCAGGCTCATAGCCCTTGCCGTGGATGGGCTGTGGCGACGCACGGCCATACCACTCGATGACGGTCTCGATGTCCCCATCGAAGTAGACCGTGACCGACCGTGCCGTGTTGTCGTCCGCGTTGAGCACCGCGTGCGTCTTCACGAACTGGAGCCCCCAGAATTCCAGGACCTCCATCGCCAGCGTGGTGCTCCCCTTGATGTTACCGGAGAATCGCTTGTTCATATTCAATTCTGCCTTTCTGGCCATATGGCCTGGCGGGGTGGTTGTTATCCCGGACACCCCTTCGCCGGGTGATGCTTACTTGCTCGCCTGAGCGGTGGCCTGGACCTTGGCCTCCGCCTCTTGCGCCTTGACCGTACGGGCATGGGCCTTGACCAGCCGCTCCTGAGCACGAATCTGCTTCAGCTCGGCGCGGGCATCCGCGACCTTTTTCTGGGCCGCCTCGACCTCGGGGGAAGCAGTGAGCAGCGACGCGACAACGATGAGAGTGGACAGCATGGTTGGCTCCTTCTTTGGGTTGGACTGCGAACGACACTGTAGCACCTGACAAAACTTGTGTCAAGTAGCCTATCGCGAGCACATATTTGTTATGTGCTCGCTGTAGGTTACGCGACGATGCGCAGGGTCCGCTCGGCGCGGGTGCCGTGCTTCCACTGATTCTCACTGCCATTGCAGCTGCGGCACAGGAGCCGGAGCTTCACTCCCGTGCGGTATTCCCTGAGGTATCGGTACCAGCGCGTTTCGGTGTTGTAGGTTTTCTGCACCCACGTGCAGCCGTTCACGTGGTCGACTTCGAGTGAAGCAAAGCGTCGGATGCCACACAGAGCGCACCGGCCGCCGAGTAGGTGCTTCAAGCCGAGACGGATAGCGCGCAGCCGCGCTCTGCGCCTATTGGTCGTCTTCGGGGTCATCGCTCGACTCTCCCGTGGGCTCGTCACACTCGTACCATCGAGCGGTGTCATCCTCGTTGCTGTATTCGTTCCACTGGCCACCGTAAGCCTCGCAATACTCGCGGGCATCCTCGATGGTGACGGGCGGGAGAGCATTTACGTCCGGTGCAGGCACGGGAATGACGTGCAGCAAGGCAGCCAGGAGGCTAGCGCGCATTGGAGTAAGCCTCGTCAATCGCGGCGTCGAGGGAGTCGATAATCCGGTTCACCTCGTGCGCGTTCAACGGGTTGGGCCGCAAGGTGAAGAGTCGAGCGGTCTGACGTGGGAGGCGAGGGACGTTGAACTCGGTGTAACCATCGAACGGCGTGGTCATCGGGACTGGGGTCTTGCGCTTCATGGTGTGTTCTCCTGTGATGGCCAAATGGCCTGGGACCGGTTGGGCCGGTCAAGCCGTGGTCAGCCAGCGCAGCGGTTGCAATCGCACATGTGAGCGTGGGGCGCGTTCGCCTGACGCTCGTGCATGAAGTCGCGCAGTGCCTTGACCTTCTCGCGCGCTTCGACCTTCCACGAGGGGTCAGTGCGGTAGAGCATGTCGATGATGTCGCGCAGCTCGGTCACGGCGTACAGCGTTTCGTTGTCGGTCAGCATGGGCTCTCCTGTGGGTGTGGCATGGGACGGGCGATGCGCTCACCCGTCAGAGCGTGCTACCGAGCGTTGACCACGGTCACAGCGGGCTTGCGGACCTTGGGGGGAATCGCCTCGACTTCCGCATGGGCGCCGGTATCGGTGTCACTGTCGCTGGTGTCCGCGCTGCTCTCGTCGCGGTACGGATTGACACGCTCGGCCCAGGACTCGGCCGAGGTCTTGGCAGCCAGCAGGGCCTTGAGGACAGCGGCCGGCGCCTTGGCCGCAATGGCCTGGTCATACGCCTTGCGCGCCTTGCTGCGGATGGGGAGAACGGTGTTGCCGTAGGTCTCAGCGTCCATGTGGGTGCTCCTGTGTGCCCGGGATTGGGCTGGGACCAGGCTCCGGCCTGGTCAGCGGGCTAGCGGGGGATGGACAGGCAGACCAGCCAACGGCAGACGCGCACGATGATGCCGCGGCCCTTACGGTCCAGGGTGAACACGGGGATGTAGCGGCGAATGTGAGCGTAAGGGGTGTGGGTCAGGTGCAGGGTCACGAGCTTCATGGGCAAGCCTCCGAGGGGCGACCGACGGGTCGCCGACGCCGCGACCAGCTGCAGACTCGGTGCCAACCGAAATTCCCGAGCAATAATCAATTCTCGGACTCTCAGTGTGCGTAAATCATAAACACCGAATTAAATATGAGATTGATACTAATTGTGTGCGTAAATTCACTTGCAGTGTGCGTAATTCATTTCGACATTAGCGTAACTTATTACGCACACTCTGAGTGTGTTCGACGGGCATCGAACTGTAACAGGTCAGGGCTCGGGCCCGTTACAGCCAAGGTCCCGTAATCATTGAGAGAGTAACAGGTGTAACAGGTGCGACCCCTGTTTAAAGTCGCTAGGATTTTCCAAGCACAGGACTGACCTTTACACCTGTTACACCTGTTACACCTGTTACTATCCCAATGATAACAAGGGCTTAGACGTAACAGGTGGCGTAACACGTGTAACACGTCTAGCCTAATACCTGAGCCCATTAATCAATTCGGAATGGGGTTGCTGGCCACCTGAGGGCTCGGGGAACACCCACCCCCCATGCGCAGGAACGTGCGAAGAGGGGTGGGACCCCCCGAAGTGAATTTTGAAATATGGGGTGTGGGTGTACTATGCGCAAAATGTTCCGAGTAGAAGTTCTATCCCACATAGGACCACATGCCTCGACGCAAACTTCCCGCTCCCGCTACGCCTGACTCCACCGAGTTGATGCGGTCCCGGCTCGAACAGGAATTCAATACTGCTATCGAGCTGTATGGGGACCCCAGACTCAAGCTGCTGGACCTGGCCGACAAGGCCGAGCGAGAGGAGGACATCGCTACAGCCGCTAGATGCCTCAGTGAGGTGGCCCAGTATGTGGCTCCCAAGCTGCGTGCTATGGAGGTACAGGCCAACGTCACGTCAACGCAGGTGGTCTTCAACATCGACCTCTCTGCCGACGAGGAGGAGACCACCGTAGATGCCGAACCCATCAAGCGAGATTAGGTACCGTGCTACGCGGACTCTGGCTCGGTTTCATAAGTCTGATGCTTTTGTACGCTGTTGCATTGGGCCTTACGGCTCTGGGAAGTCTTCTGCTTGCTCAGTGGAGGCGTTCGCGAGGGCCCAGAAGCAAGCTCCAGGTCCTGACGGGGTCCGCCGAACCCGTGGCGTCATCATCCGAAACACCTACCGAGAGCTTGAGGATACTACCCGGCGGACGTTCGAAGACTGGATACCCCGAGGGTTGGAGGCCAAATGGCACGAAGCCTCCAACTCGGTGACCATCCGGTTCAACGATGTGGAGATGGAGATTCTCTTCCGTGCTCTCGACCGGCCGCAGGATGTCGGGAAGCTGCTCTCACTCGAAATCACCTGGGCGTGGATAAATGAAGCGAAGGAGATTGCGAAGGGTATTCTTGATGTACTTACTGGCCGTGTTGGTCGTTACCCTGGTCCACTACTTGGGGGATGTACCTGGTCAGGCATCTGGATGGATACTAACCCTCCTGATGTTGACCATTGGATTTACAACTGCTTTATCGAGAAGGCCGAGGAGCACTCCACCTGGCAACTCTTCCGGCAACCGGGCGGCCGAGGGCCAGACGCGGAGAACATAGAGAACCTACCGCTTAATTATTATGAGCGGATGATTGTGGGGAAGACCCCGGAGTGGATTCGCATCCACGTCGACGGGGAGTTCGGGTACGTCTCCGATGGGAAGCCAGTCATCCCAGAGTTCATCGAGAGCGTTCATGTTGACCGCAATCTTCGTTGGTATCCTACTAAGTCTAACGTTGTTCTTTACGGCCTCGACTTTGGCCTCACTCCGGCAGCCGCTATTGGACAGGAGGACTCCGATGGTCAAATTCAGATTCTCGACGAAATCGTTACAGAAGACATGGGAGCTGTGCGTTTTGCCGAGGCCCTACGACGTAAGCTCAATTCCGCCCCTTTTGCTGGTCATAAGTCCCGAGGGACGGGAGACCCAGCTGGAATGCAGCGTTCTCAAGTTGACGAGCGAACGCCATTTGATGTGCTGTCTGCCTCCGGAATCCATGCAGACCCTGCGTACACTAATGACTTCCTCCTCCGACGAGAGGCAATCGCCTCCGCCCTTACACGACTTACCATGCGAGGACGGCCAGCTCTTGTCGTTCATCCAAACGCCAAGACCCTAGTCAAAGCCCTCACAGGCGGGTATTGTTTCAAGCGGGTACAGGTCACCGGGGAAGAACGGTTCCAGGACCAACCCGTAAAGAATAAGTTCTCGCACGTGGCCGAGGCTCTTGGCTACCTGATGGTCGGAGAAGGACGTGCGGAGGAAGTGCTGGGCGCCAAGCGTATGGTTGAGCCTCCGAAAGTGAAACGTTCCTTCTCCTCAGTCCACAACTACAGAGGTCATGACGATGAATGGTAAGGACATTCTGGCCCGATTCGAGTCGCTGTTCTCTCTCCGGAAAGGCTCGATTGAAGGGACCTGGAATGAGATTGAGCAGTACATCTCTCCCATGCGCTCCGGCGGGTTCTACAACCCCCTCACCTCGGAAAATGAAGTACGCTCTCGGAGACCTGAAATCTGGGACCTGACAGCGATTAAGGGACTCTCGATTCTGACTGCCAGCATGCAGTCGTCCCTCATCTCACCGGCCATCCGCTGGTTCAACTTCGTCTTCAAGGACCCCAAGCTGGACATCGACAAGGATGCTCGGGCCTGGCTGGACGAGTGCACCGACATCCTCTACGACTCTCTGCAGGACTCCGCTTTCAACCTGGAGATGGCCTCTTGCTTCATGGACCTGGGGGCGTACGGGAACAGCTGCCTCACCCTGGAGACGGAGTCGGAGCTGGAGTGGATGGGGGCGGACTGGACCTCGGTTCCGTTGCGTGACGTCTATTTCGAGATGGACTACCGGGGGAAGCCGAAGACCTTCTACAAGTTCCTCCAGTGGACCCCGGTACAGATTGTCTCCCGCGGGGAGAACGACAAGGAGTGGCGGGATTCCATCCCCGAGTACATCAAGACTCGCGCGGGAAGCGCCGAAGCGTCA